CTGCGTAGGGGGCAAATCCAAAAGTTCAGCGACACGCTTGGTTTATCAATTCCCAAGCGCAAGCAGGGCGTTCTTCGGTCTCGGTTTCGACAGCAGTCGAAGTCCGAGGGGGATAAGTTGCAATTTGCAGCTAACACCTGGCTCGAGTACAGCTATGGATGGAAACCACTTCTGTCGGACATACACACGCAAGCGGAAAACCTTGCCAACTACCTGACTGAACGTCAGTTTGTTGTGAGGATCGCTCGTGGGTCGGCCAAAGTCGTGAAGAAATCCAGAGTTGAGGCATCTGGCGGCGCGGGTACTTGGATAACTACCCGCGAAGTCAGTTACACTCACCGAGTGAAGTATACTGTGAAGTATAGACTCTCGGACGACCAGCAGTCTTCGGTTGCGAACGTTTTCGGGCTAACTAACCCGTTGATCGTAGCCTGGGAGCTGGTACCGTTCTCCTTTGTTGCAGACTGGTTCCTCCCCGTCGGAAATTTCCTTGAGTCGCTGACCGCGACAAATGGGTTAACTTTCGCCGGTGGAGTTAAGGTCGACAAGCAAAGAGCTGAAGTCAAGATGGTGTGTTACGCAGACGGCAAATCGGTTTCTGACCAAGGGGCGACTCGACGCTGGTATAAAGACAGTGGAGGGACGGCTTTCAACAACATCTCTGCTAAAAACAGAGTGGTGTTATCGGCCTTCCCTTCACCTCGTCTACCAGAGTTTAAGAACCCTCTATCAGTATCGCATGCCACAAGCGCACTAGCACTCTTGCAATCCGTGTTCCACGGATCATCGGGCGGTTCATTCCGCGTACGATGAAAGACAATTCTGTCTGGAACAATTCTCAACCATCCTGAAGAAGCCCAGCTTCTTTAACCCTCCTTTCATAGGATTTGTCAATGAGTCAAAAGACCTCCATTGTCCTTACGGACAACACCCCGACCACGCCGGTGAACCGGACCTTCTCGCCAGCCAAGAAGGAGAACAACCTCTACGTCTTCCACAACCGCGCGAGCGGTATTGTGGTTGGGTATGACCAGTTGTCCATCCAGCAAAGGCTTCCGACGAAGCAGTCCAAGGCGACGACAGTGACCATGAAATTGGTCACCCCCGTCCTTGAGCAGACCAGCGCGAGCACCGCATCCGGCATTCAGCCGGCTCCGACGGTGGCCTATTCGCTGATCGGAAAACTGGAATTCGTTCTTCCTGAACGGTCCACCACGCAAAACCGCAAGGATCTCCTTGCGATGATGCGTGATCTGATCGACGAAGCACTTATGACGGAAAGCGTCGAAAATCTGGATCCGACTTACTTCTAAGTCGACCAGGATTTCTTCGTTTCTCGTCTAAGCACCCCGAGAACATCAGTTCTCTTGCTTAATAGGATCACCATTAAGGACTTTATGAGCTTATCAAAAGCAAAAAAGAAGAAGCGTGCTTACGCTGGCATCCCGTTCCAGAACTTCACGCTGCTTGTCGACGATCGAGATCGTCGAGCATACTTAGCAGCCCTCTCACTGTACGAAGCGTGTGACACTCCAGAATCTCTGGGGTGTTACCTGCGCCTGAAGTACGGTGATTGGTTAGGAATTGCACAGGTCAAGACTGACCCTCGCAATTACCTGAAGTCTGACTTGTTTGACCGCAGCAATATTGCGACCTCGTTCCTGTCCAAGTATCCTTACTTGCCGACAGGGGTGGATCGTAAAACGGTTGCTTACAACAAGTTTCTCGAAGCAGAGGAACAGTGCAGAGAGACCAACCAACGGTTCCGAAATTGGATAGAGGACCCACAAAAAGTGGACCCCGAGATTACGCTTGCCCTTTGGCTCGCGGCTCGAAAAATTTCTATCCTTCTTAAGGACTTTGATTGGGAGGAGTTTCTGCATGCGACAGGC